ATGGCGGTCGGGGTTGCCATTGGATTAGCGGTAGCACACGGCAGCGCGCACGTCAAGCGGACAGGCGCGCGGATTCCGCGGCCATGCGAGAGGCTTGCTCCGCCAGCACCTGGGCCTCGTCGGCGTCGTCGAAGATCGGGATGGCGACGCATCGGCACTGGTAATCCTGCCCCGGGTGGCCGGTCGCGGGCGGCTCCCGCCAGTCGAACACCTTGCCATCGTTGGCCCGGTGGGTCTGGCGCACCCGCTCATCGCCGGAGGCCGACCACATGTAGCGGGTCACGCCCACCGAGGTCTGGCGCTCCTCTGTGATCTGCCCGTTCAACTTGGCGATCTGGTCACGGGCGATCAGTTTCGCGCGCGACTGCGAGACACCGTAGCGGGCCTCGATGTCTGCGGCGAGGTCGGCAGACCGCCGGCCCGTGCGGACGGCGTCTGTCACTGTCTGGCGGATCTCGGCGAAGTACCGATCGCCGATGGACGTGATCAGATCGACGTTCTCGGCGACGAATGACCCGTACAGGTTGCGCAGGGGCTCGGCGCTGAACACGTCGACGGCGGCGAGGCGGCGGAAGATCTCGGCCTGCTGCCCGGTGGCGAAGGTGTCCACGTCGGCGGCGACGGCCTCCAGTTCTTCAGGCGACAGGGGCAGGACCTCGCCGGCCACGCGGCGCACCGTCTCGACGATCTGGAGGATGTCGGTGACGATGTCGTCAGCGTGATCGACGCGGGCCACCACGCGATCCCAGGTAGCGGCCAGCGCGCCGCCGATCTGGAGCTGCTCCACGAGGAGGCGCTGCATCAGCGCCACGCGGGCGAGGAGGGTGGCCGTGTAGCGCCGCTCGATCGTGGCGGGGAAGCGAGGGCGGCGCGCGGCGGGCGCAGGGAGGCGGCCGGCGTCGAGGCGAAGGGCGCCCGCAGGCCCGACGATGATCCGGCGCGGCGGCAGCGCCATCAGCCCCCCAGCGGCATCGCGCGGCCGATGTCACGGGCGCCGAGGCGAAGGGTGGCGGCGTCGATCGTGTGCCGGCCCGGGGCTGCGATGGCCTCCAGGGCGTCGACCTGCTCGGGGGTCAGGCGGTCGGCGTACCCGAGGGTCGTGTGCGGGCGGTAGCGGTCGTGCTGGGGCGCCGTGACGTGCTGGGCGAGGGCCCGGGTCAGGCGGCCGGACAGCGCGCCGAGGGCCGAGGAGGTGTACTCGATGACGATCGGGGTCGGCTTGCCTTGCGCGGGCTCAAACAGGGCAATCCTGCCACCCTGTAGGGTCGCGGGCCGGGCGTCGGAGAGGATGGCGCGGGCCCGGTCGTAGGAGTCGACCGCGGCGACTGGGTCGGACTGCTCACCGAGGTACAACAGCGTCAGGTGGGGCTCGGCCTCCACCTCGATGTCGGGCACGATCTCACGCACCCGGGCCAGCATGTCGGCGTGGATGGCGCGGCCGGTTGGCGACAGGGGGGCGAGGAGGCAGAGCGCATCCGCGGCGTCAGCGCGGGCGGCGAGGCCGTTGACCCAGGCGCGGGCCGTGTCGCCGCCCCAGCCGAGCCAGGACACATAGCCGGCGTCGCGCCAGGGCTCGCCCTCGTACTGAGGATCGACGGCCCGGGTAGCGGTCTGGGCGCCGTGGCGCGCGAACCACGCGCGCATCTCGATCACGTCCTGGGCGCTGATCGGGTCGCCGCTGGCGAGTTGGCGGGCGCGTGCCCAGCCGGTCGCCGTCATCCCGCGGATCTCGCTCGGGTGCTCTTCGCGCCACTGGAGGACCTTCCGGGCGTTGCCCGCGGCCCCGGCGGGTGGACGGTAGGTGTCCGCGTCGGCGCGCGACAGGGCGGCGCTGAGCCGGGCGCGGGCGGCGGCGAGTTGCTCGGGGGTCAGGGCGTCGGAGGGCTCCTGGGCGACGGGGCGCCGGGGTTGCAACTCGCTCTCGTAGCGCCCTGTCGCGTACCGCTCACGGACATCGTCGGGGGTCAGCACGCTGTTGGCGATCTCGGTGGCGTCGGCGGCCACCACCAGGGAGCGGATCTCGGCGCGGGCCTTGTCGTCGAGGGCGCCGAGGGGATTGAACTCCAGTCGCCATTTCTCAGGCTCGCCGCCGGCCTCAGCGTACAGGCAGCGACAGAGCCAGTGGACGGGCTCGAAGTAGCGGCGGGTCTGGTAGGCGGCGACTACGTTTGTCCAAGATCGCCACCATGAATCCCCATCCGAGTTGAGGCCGCCGGGCGCGGTGCCGTAGAGGAGCTGCTCCGGGTAGCCTGTGACCAGCGACAGGGCGGTTCGGGCGGACGCGGAGAGGCCATCGAAGCCAGACGCGGGGATGTTTTCCCGGCGGTACTCCTCGTTTTGTTGAATCACGATAGAGTTTGCGACTGACTTCCCCATGTTGAGGAGGCCCATGCGCACGGCGAAGGCGCCAGCCTGATCCCCTGTCGCCTGCCCAGCGAGGTTGGCGAGGCGGAAGATCCCCACCGAAAGCTCCTGGGCGGCGCGGGCGGCGGCGGCAGACGTGCTGCACAGGTCGCGAATCGCGTCCCACCAGCGCCACGCCAGCGGGGCGCCCATGCGCACGTCGGACGCGAAGGCAGGGGTCAGCGGGTCGCCGAGGAGGACGTGGAGCCGGGTGGCGTGGACGGTGTGGGTGCGGCCCGTGTTGGCCGGGGTGACGGAGTAGAGGCGCGGCTTGCCCATCATGGGCGAGCGCACGTCAGTCTCCCAGGCGATCGGCGAGAAGTCGCGCCAGGACAGCGCGTGGATGGCGTGGACCCTGATAATCGTGGTGGGATCGAGAGGGTCGGAGATCGTGGGGGCGGCGTCGTCGACCACGACCCAGACCGCGGCGCGACCGTAGGCCCGGGCCAGGGCGTCAGCGCGGCCGAGGGTGGTGGCGACGTGGAGCGCCCGCATCCGCTCTTCGAGGGGGTCCACCATGGGGGTGGCATCGGACACGGTCCAGCCGCGCTGGGTGGCGTAGTCGGGCATCAGTTCGCAGAGGCGCCCATAGACCGTGTCACGGTAGAGGGCCTCCAACTCGAAGTCACTGAGGAGTTCCCGCTGGACGTTCGGCCGGGCCGCCTGCCCGCTGTCCCGAGCGCCGCCAATGCCGGACAGCGTGTTGACCAGCGCGGCGGCCGAGTAGGCGCCGGCGGCGTCGAGGTGGTCGGGGGCGGTGGCTTCGGGCGCGGCGTCGGTGCTCATGGGTGGACTATACCCCGAACCACGTCGACAGGCCCGCGTTCGATGCGGCGAGGGTCGGCTGGGTGTCTTCGAGGGCCCAGCGCATCAGTAGTTGCGAGGTCGCGTCCATGTCGTCATCGTGGGCGCCGAGCGGGAAGGCCGTCAGGGTGCAGACGTAATCCTCAACCCAGGGGCAGACGGAGGCGGCGGGTAACTCGATCTGCCCGGCTTCGGCGGCCCGCTGGACGTAGACGGCGCGGGCTTGCTTGCTCTTGTCCTGACCCGGGGTGTCTGACGACGGGTGAAAGGCGATGATCGGCACCGGTGACAGGTGCGCGCGGCACTGAATGTAGGTGGTTCCGTTGGCTGTGTCCTCCACCAGCGCGGCGCCAGCGGTGCGGCGGAGGTGGGGGAGCCATTTGTAGATCATGCCGTCCAGGGCCGCCTCGAAGCCTGGGTAGCCCATTCGCTCGGTGCGGCGATCAAGGAGCGTGCGCTTTGCGCCCTTGCGCGCCCAGACTTGGATGGCGTGGAAGTCTGAGGAGCCGTCTGGCTTTTTGGCGGCGTCGGAGGTCACCCACACGCTATCAGCGGTGGCGGCGAGGTCTTCGGGGCGGCAGGTGTAGCGGGTCGCGAACCACTCAGCGCGGATCATGTTCCCCGAGTCGGGGACTGGGTTTTGGTCATAGAGCGACCGCCAGATCCGCGGGCCCAGGGTCGCCCGGATCTTGAGCAGCTCGGGGACGGGGTAGCGCGCGGGGTGCAGGGCCTCGCCTGTGGCGCGATGGGCCTCGTCTTCGTCGGCGATGGCGCGGTAGCGGGCGACCTGCCACTGATCGGCGTTGGGGTCTGCGGCGGCCTCAGCGAGGATCACGCCCGCGAGGTCTTCGGCGTGCCAGCGGGTCATCATCAGGAGCACCCCGCCTCCTGGGGCGAGGCGCGTGCGGGCGGTGGACTTGTACCAGTCGACGCAGGCTTTGCGCACGGCCGGCGAGTCGGCCGAGGCCTGATCCTTCACCGGGTCGTCGATGATCAGGATGTGCGCGCCGCGGCCGGTGAGGGGGCCGCCGACACCGACAGCCTTGTAGCTGCCGCCGTTCCCGACGCGCCAGTGGGCGACCTGATCGAGGTCGGTGGGGGCGAGGGCCTTTGACTTGACGACGCGCGGGGAGCCCAGGGAGGGGAATACCTCCATCGTCGACTGATCGCGGGCGACTGACCGGGCGGCGCGGCTGTTGTCGTCGGCCAGCTCTTGGCCGTAGCTGGCGCAGACGATCTCGTGCCCTGGGTTTCGGCCGAGGTGCCAGACGGGCCAGCGCTGCGAGACGATGGCCGTTTTCCCGTGTCGAGGCGGGGCGAAGAGCATCAGCCGCGGGGACTGGCGGGCGGCGACGGCAGCGGAGAAGCGCTCAAGGGCGGCGCAGACCTCGGAGTGGAACCAGCCCGCCTCGTAGTTTGGGTGGGCGAGGCGCACGAAGGCCAGGAGGTCGCCACGGGCGGCGGTGACGGCGCGGGCGTGGGCGGCGACCTTGGCGCGGCGGTCGATCTCGGCGGCGATGTCGGCCGGGTGCAGAAGGCCGCGGCGCCGGTATAGCTCCCGCTCGATGTCGAGCGAGGCGGTCACGGTGACGCGGCGACCCTGGCGCGGAGGGCCTCCACCTTGGCGGCGGCGGCGGCTTCGGTGGCGCCTTCGGCGAGGAGGGTACGGCGCATGGCTTCGAGGAGGTCGTCAGTCCCCAACTCCATCACGGTCGACGCGACGGTGGCCGAGACGGCGACCGAGGATGATGGGCCCAGCCCCGGAGAGCGATCGAGGAGGGCGGCGGCGGCTTTAATGCGGTCGCGGTTTTCGACCTTGGAGCCTTCCATGGTTTTGCCTTCGACGATGTCCCGAAGGGCCTTCACCGCCATCGGGGCGGATGCCTCAATCAGGCCGCGGGCCTCTTCGAGCGCGCACTGGCGCCGATACTTGACGATCCCCTGAAACTCCGGGTGCTTCGTCCATTCGAGAATCGTTTTTTTTGCCACTCCAACCTTTTTTGCAGTGACGCCGTATGACTTACCCGAACCGATATACTCCGCGGCGAGTATTTGTCTATCGTGCAATTTTCGGGTACCTTCGGACACGACTACCACCCACACGCATCGCCGCAGGCTTCGGCGACTGACTCCGGGTAGACCTCGCTGCACAGCGCGTCGGCGCCGAGGTCTTCGAGCGCCTCGATGCACGATGCCCCGGCCGCGGGGTCATAGTCGGTGCAGAATTCGTCGACGGCCGCAGACCGATCGTTGGCGCACGCCGCCGCGGCGTCGAGGTCGGGCAGACACCCGGCCATCGCGGCGCACCACGCGGGCCCGAAGTGGCGCACGAAGACCTCGCGCGACATCGCAGGACGCGGGGCCGACCCAGTGTCTTCGGCGGGCCCACCGCAGGCGAGCAGGATGGCGAGGGCGGTTGGGCGCATCATGGCTCCTGGGCCAGCCCGCGGGCGAGGGCCTCGCAGAGGATCGTGGTGGTGCGGACGCCCCGCGCCTTGGCGAGGCCCTGGGCGCGGTCCCGGAGGGCGGGATCGACGCGAAAGGCGACGGTGACCCGGGGGCTCTCCCCGGGCGGCTTGCGGCGGCGGTCGATGCGAGGTTCCATGGTGACAGCGTATCGCAAGCGGCGTAACCGCGCAAGCGGCTACACGTCGGGCTCCCTTCGCATCGGGTCGACCGAGGGCAGCGCGGCGAGGATCGGGGCCGACGCTGCCCCGTAGAGGGGGTGCGAGACGATCCCCGCGGCGAGGAGGCGCCGGGTAGCGTCGGGCAGCTCCAGGCCCGACCACAGGGCCCACGCGGCGTGAACGCGCCAGTTGTCCGGCGGGGTGGTCACGTCGACCCGGGTGGAGGGCACGCCGGCGCGGCCGAGGACCCGCAGCAGCTCCACGGCGCCGGCCATGCGGGCATCATGCAGGGTGGCGTCGGCCACGGGGTAGGCCGTAGCCCTGCCGATCGGGCCAGAGCCCAGCCAATAGGCCAGCGCGGCCCCGCACGAGGCCCCGGGGGTCTTCGCCGGGAAGAGTGCGACGGCGAGGCTCAGGAGGGGCGCGGGCATCGAGAGACGGATGCCGGGCGGGCGCTCGGGCAGGTTGTCGAGCTGGTCGCGGGACAAGTGGGGGCGGCGGGTCATCGGGGGCTCCGTGGGGGGTTCGGTGTCTGCCTGACATGACATGTCATGTCAGGTAACAGGGGGTCGCGGAGATAGCAACCGAGCCCGACGGAGCCCCGGGAACCACGCAAGCACCTTCCGGCAGGGGGATCGCCTCGTCGAGAATGCAGTGAGTTGAGCCGCCGTAGGAGGATAGAACGTCGACCAGCACGACGTTTGTAGGGATGCAATAGGATGCGAAAATCATCCTACTTGACGAGAACCCGCACCACCGCGAAGTTTGTAGGATGCGTAGGATAAACACCCCTCCAGCCCACTTGCTCCTAGGAATGCGAACCTGACGTACCTGACATGTCATGTCAGATACTCTTCTTCTCGCGTTGGGGTACCAATTCATCCTACTTATCCTCCTGGGTTTACGTTTCTATACTTAGATCCTGGCTTTTTTCATGTAGGATGAATCTGGCGTTGCCTATTCTATCCTCCTACATCCTCCTTTTGCCTCAGTGGTCGACATTCTCGACGCCCCTCCCCCAGATCCCGGCCCCGCGGAACCCCCTGGACCCTCCTGCACCCCATCCAAATATGCCGCTTGCGCTATCCGGGCCCGCGGGCTACCCTGTGAAGGCCACCCCGGAGCCCCGCCCATGACCCCTCCCAGCCTGCCCGACATCCTCGCCCGCCTCGCCGCTGCCACCCCCGGCCCGTGGTACAGGATGGTCACGTACAGCCCAGACGGCGCCGAAGCCCCGACCAGGACCGTCCTCACGGCAGCCCCAAGCCATGACGACTACAAGGCGTTCATCGCCGACGCCTACCGCGAAGCCGACGCCGACCTCATCACCCACGCCCCGGCCGACCTCGCCGCCCTGGCCGCGCGCGTCGCCGCCCTTGAGGCCGAGAACGCTGCCCAGCGCGCCATCCTCGCCGACCCCCGTGTGGCCGCCGCGCTCGCCGAAATCCAAGCCGACGAGGACGCCGCCGTCGGCTACATCACCGGATCGCCGCGCCGCGCCGCGCTGATCGCCCGCCTGACGGAGATAGCCGACGGCCAGCCCCACCCATGGGCCGACGCCACCGACTTCGATCTGTACGACCTGGGCCTCGACTGCGGCGACCTGAACGAGATCGAGGCCACCCCCAGCGCCGCCCGCGTCCTCGCCCGCCTCGCCGCCGCTGGCCTCGCAGGCCCCGGAACCCCGCCCGGCCTTGCGGTCGAGCTGCGCACCATCGCCGCAGAGGCCGCGCGCCTCCTGGCCCCCACGGAGTCGACCCCATGACCCTGCCCGACCTCGCCCAAGCCGCCACCGTGGCCCTCACCATGCGCCGCTCCGCCCGCGCCCTGATGAGCCTCATCGCCGCCGCCAACCCCGCGGGCCATCTGATCATCATCACCAGCCCCGAAGACGGCGACGCCTACGCCGACCTGCATCGCCTGGGCGTCACCGAGCCCGCCACCCTCACCCCCGGCGTACCCCGCGTGCGTCTGACCCCATTCGGGATCGACGTGAACAGCCTCGCCCAGGCGATCGAGCCATGACCCTCGCCCTCGCCAAGTCCCTCTCCGAGGCCCTGCACCGCCCGACCGCCCCCAAGCGGATCGGGGTCCCGCCCGACTGGCGCGCCGAGATCATCGCCAGCCGCGCCGACCCCGCCGCCTTCATCGTGCGCCTCACCGCCCGCTCTGCCGGGGTCATGGTCGTCTCCCACCTCACCGGCCCCCTCAGCCCCGCCGACGTGCGCGCCCGCTGGGGCAGCGCATGCACCGCCGCCCTGGCCACCGAGCGCCGCACCTCCGACGCCGAGGTCGAGGCGATCCGCCGCCTCCTGCCCGATCCCGGCCCAGCGACCGACCTCTAATCTTTTTTCGCGCGCATTGTTGACGCGCCACGGGCAAGGGGCTAATCAAGAAGCACCAGGGCGGACGACGAACCCCGCCCGGTAGGAGCCCGCCATGACCATCGACGCCTTCCTTACCTCTGACTTCGCCCACGCCCTCCGCTTTGAGATCACCGACGAGGCCTTCAGCTACCACGCAGCGGAGCTTGGGCGCGAGGTCGCCGGCGACCTCGCCGATCTCAAGCGGTGGCTGGCGACCGCCGAGGATTCCGCCGACCTCGACTACACCGACTTCTGCGACCGGGTGCGCGCCGCCTGACCCGTCCCCGCGCGCCCCGGCGCCCCTCTCCCCCGCCGACCGGGACCTCGGCGGGCCCTCAGCCAACCCGGAGCCTCGATGCGCCCCATCTACAGCCGCACGATCGGGGACATCCCGATCAACATGCTCGACAGGCCACACGATCACCCTCCCATCAACCGCCGCATCACCATCATCCCCAAGCCCACCCGCGACGCCCTGCGCGCCGCCCTCGCCCTCTTTCCCGGCGTCCCGCCCGACCTCGCCCGCCGCATCACCACCCCAACCACCTGAACCACCAAAGGCCCACCATGCTCACCCTCCTGTCCCTGGCCCTCACCGGCCCCATCGCCACCGCCTCCCTCCCCCTCACCCCAGCCGCCTGCATCACCGGCACCAGCGGCTCGGGCAAGTCCACCCTCGTCCGCGCCCTGGCCCACACCCTGGGCCTCGGCGACCCCAGCGGCACCGCCCCGGCCGACATCCTGCTGCCCGGCCACACGATCCGCGC